ATGGCAGACGGAACATTAAAAGTAGGAACAATAACAACGAGCTCTGGATCAGGGACCATTACTCTTGGTCAATCTGGGGAGACTATTAATATTCCTACAGGTGCAACTGTTTCTGGTGCAAGTGCAAATACTCCAGCTTTTGAAGCAAAAAGAAGTGCAAATCAAACAGCTTCTGCTGGAGCTTTTACTAAAATGGAATTAAATACTGTATTATATAATACTGGTGATTATGATAATTCTACATATAAATTTACACCAACGGTAGCAGGAAAATACTACGTATATATTAATGCATATCATAATCCATCAAGCACAGCCAATCTATATGATTATGCTGTTGCTATTTATAAAAATGGAAGTGAAGCTGATGGAGCAGCAGAATTTTTAATAGACACAGAAGGAACCACAGGTATTACAGAAGTTGCCGCACAAACAGGAGTTAGAGTAATAGATATGAATGGCTCAACAGATTATTTAGAATTTTATTTTTATCAAACAGTTTCAGGAGGAACTCCAACAATTAGCAGTAGGTCTTTTGCTGGAGCATATAGGTTAATAGGAGCATAATGACAGCAATTTTAAAAGTAGACACGATACAAGATACATCAGGTAATAACATTATCAACGAGAGTTCTGATACTATTACTATCGGCGCATCTGGTGATACGATTGCATTAGCTGGAACTACGGTTACAGGTATTACTCAAGGAATTACAATGGCAGACCAATGGAGATTAACTGCTGATTTAACAAATCCAGGATCAGCAGATATTACTGCTAATTTAGAAAGATCTGATGATGCAACTTCTGGAACAATAGGAACTGGAATGACAGAAAGTTCTGGTATTTTTACTTTTCCTTCTACTGGTATATATCGTATTCAAGTCATTGGTCATTTTTATATACCAAGCGGAAATGATGGTGCCTGTGAAGTGAATACTGCAGTTTCTTCAAATAGTGGATCAAGTTATGATGTTGTTGCAAGTGCAATTGCTGGAAGTACAGCAGGTGGTCAACTTTACGGCACTAGACCATCTGAATGTTTTGTAGATGTAACTAACGCAAGTACCTTTAGAGTTAAATTTCAAGCGGGTAGTATGGCAGCTGCTATACTAGTTGGTAATACTAATGTTAATGTAACTTCGTTTAGTTTTATAAGATTAGGGGATACATAGAATGGATTATTTACAAAGAGCATTACACACATTTAATGGTGGCAATTGGTATGGTTGGAAAAAAGTTGATAGTGATGGAAATAAAATTCCTAACGATCAAAGAATGACTTACGCAAATATTAAAGTTATTAAAGATGGTGCAACAATACCTAGTGAAGCTGATGTTAATGCAAAGATACAAGAATTAAAAGATGATGAAACAGATACGACAACTAAAAAAGCCTCTGGTAAACAGAAGCTAAAAGATTTAGGATTGGACGACGCAGAAATTAAAGCGTTGATAGGATAAATTATGGCGATAACTAGAATAGGACCAAATCAATCAATAAACCTTGCAAGTAATATTACAGGGACATTACCTGTAGGTAATCTACCTGCTGGAAGTGTTTTGCAAGTTGTTACTGCTACAGATAGTTCACAAAGAACAACAACATCTTCTTCATTTGTAACTGCTTCAAATACACTTTCAGTTAATATAACTCCATCTGCAACATCTTCTAAAATTTATATTGTTTGTCATACTTCTTTTGGTGGTAATACAGCAAATGGTCAAGCTGAAGTTACTTTGTATAGAGATAGTAGTAATTTAGGAACATCTACTGGTATGATGAGTAATATTTTAATTACATCAGGCACTAGTATTAGAACACCAGGTACTATGACTGTATTAGATTCTCCAAGCTCTACCTCTGAATTAACGTACCAACTTTATTGTAAAGTTGCTAGTGGAACTTTACAATTAAATTGGAATAATACAAAAAGTTCAATAACAGCATTTGAAATAGCAGGATAAAATTATGAATGACACAGTTATAAAAGCAATACTAAAAATTAATCCAAACGCAGAAGTATCTTTAAGTGAAGATGATATTAATACTATTGTTTGGGAAAATGGAACAACACCAATTCCTAAAGCTGACATAGAAGCTAAAATAGCAGAGCTACCTACCGCAGAAGAAGAAGATACACAAGCACAAACAGAAAAAGCATCTGGTAAACAAAAACTTAAAGATCTAGGATTAACCGACGCTGAGATAAAAGCATTAACGGGAGCATAGACCATGCTCGGACTAACTTCCTTATCCGGTGCTCCAATAGCGACATCGTTCTTTAACCCAAATGTCCTTATAAATGTAACAGGTAATGCATTAAGTATAGGAGTTGGAACTCCAATACTTAGTACGGATGTAACAGCTAGTCCTAGTGGCTCTCAAGTAAGTCTTGGAGCAGGTACAGTAACAGTTACAGGAACAGCAGTAGTAAGTCCTACTGGATCACAAGTATCATTAGGAATAGGAACTGTAGTAGTTTCAGCAGATGCAAACGTATCGGTTACTGGAAACTCATTGACCTTAGCGACAGGAAGTGTTACAGTGACAGGAACAGCAGTTGTGAATCCTACAGGATCACAATTAACGGCAAACACAGGAGAGGCGGGTATTATTACCTGGAACGATATAGTACCAGGGGTGAACATGACTTGGACACCAATAGACCCTTATTAATAAATTATGGCATCATCTTACTCAACAAATTCAAAATTAGAACTTATAACAACTGGTGAAAAAGCAGGGTTATGGGGCACGATTACTAATACAAACTTACAAATACTAGAACAATTATCTACAGGTTATTTATCCTCTGCACAACTTGCAAGTGGTGATCTTACTTTAGCATTAGACAATGGTGCTACATCTACAGGTAAAAATTTATACATAAAACTAACAGGTACACTTGGTGCAAACAGAAGTGTAACTATACCTGATAGTGCTGAAAGAGTAATGATTTTTGAAGATGCAACAACTAGAGGAGCTTCTTCTACATTCTATACAATAACAGTTAAAACAGTTTCAGGATCCGGAGTTGTATTACCTATTGGTTCTACTTCATTAGTTTATTCTGATGGTACAAATGTAAATTTAGGACTTAAAAATAAAGGCTATGTAACATTAACTGCCTCAGCTATAACAGCTTATACTGCAGTTGATGGAGATCAAATTTTAGCAAATACAACAGCTAACCCAATCACTGTAACATTACCAGCTTCACCTGCAATAGGTTCAGAAGTTACTTTTGTAGATGACAGAGGAACTTTTGCAAATAACAATTTAATTATTAATAGAAATAGCCAACCTATCTTAGGACTAACTGCAAATTTAACAGTGTCTACAAATGGTGCTGCATTTACTTTGTTGTATGTAAACTCTACAAGAGGATGGGTCTACAAAGATAACATATAGGAGCACGGACCATGGCCCTTATTGATTTTAATATTAAACCGGGTATCGATAAACAAGATACTGAAGTCGGAGCAGAGAACCGATGGATTGATTCTGATAACTCAAGATTTAGATATGGACTACCTGAAAAAGTAGGGGGTTGGTCTTCTTTAATATCAGATTCTATTGTGGGTGTTTCAAGAAAACTTCATGCCTTTGTAGATTTAAACGGAAATAGGTATGTTGCAATTGGTACAGATAAATTTTTACTTTTATATTTTGAAGGTCAACTGTTTGATATAACACCTATAAAAACACCTTTAGCTTCTTCAACAATCGCAACTGTACAAAATTCCGCAGTGTGTACAATCACAACTGGATCAGCTCACAACTTAGAACCTGGTGATATTATTTTATTAGTTAGTGTAACTTTACCAAGTAGCACAGGATACAATGCATCTGATTTTGAAGATAAACTATTTCAAGTAACTTCAGTTACAACACCTACAGTTTTTACAATTACACAAAGTTCAAATGCAACAGGAACAGTATCAACAGGTGGTAGTATGTCTGTTATACCTTATGAAAAAATTGGTCCAGCAGATCAATCTTATGGTTATGGTTTTGGTATATCTCAATGGGACGGGTCAGTTCCAGGTGCTGCAACATCAACATTAAATGGATCACTAAGTGCAAACTCATCTGGTACAGGTGGATCTGGTACAAGCGTTACACTTGCTGCAACAACCAACTTTACTGCTGCAGGTAGAATTTTAGTTGAGTCAGAATTAATATCTTACGGAGCTATATCATCTCCAAACTTAACAAGCATTACAAGAAATGTTAATGGCACAACAAACGCTGCTCACAATACTGGTACAGCTGTTGTTGATGCAACAAATTATTCTGACTGGGGAGAAGCGGTCCTTGCATCAGAAGTAACTCTTGAACCTGGACTTTGGTCTTTAGATAATTTTGGTCAAGTACTAGTTGCAACTATTGCAAACGGTAAAACATTTACATGGAATGCAGGAGCAGCATCACCTACAACAGTTAGAGCGTCAACAGGCACTTCAGGTTTTTCAACAGCAAGTAATCCAACAGCATCAAGATTAAGTTTAATATCTCCAACAACTAGACACTTATGTCATTTTGGAACTGAAACAACTATTGGAAATACAGCAACACAAGACGATATGTTTATACGGTTCTCGGACCAAGAAAATATAAACGATTATACAGCAACAGCTATCAATAGTGCCGGTGATTTTAGATTACAAGATGGAACTAAAATAGTTGGTGCTATAAAAGCAAAAGAAACAATTCTAGTTTGGACTGATAATGCATTGTATACAATGAAATTTATTGGTGCACCTTTTACATTTGGATTTGAGCAAGTCGGCACTAACTGTGGATTGATTGGTAAGAATGCAGTTGTTGAAATAGATGGTAATGCTTTTTGGATGAGTGCAAATGGTTTATTTCTATTTGATGGTACAGTTAAATCTCTACCTTGTACTGTAGAAGATTTTGTTTATGACAATTTAGATACTACAAAAGGTCAACAAGTTGCAGCAGGTATCAATAACTTATTTACAGAAGTTGTTTGGTATTATCCAACAACAGGATCTAATTATAATAATGCATATGTAGTATTTAATTATGGAGAAACAGGTCGGAACACACCAGGTGGTGTTTGGTATACTGGAACAGAAGCAAGAACTTCTTGGATTGATGCAGTTGTTTATCCAAAACCTTATGCTACTAAATTTAATTCAACATCTAATGGTAGTTTCCCTGCAGTAGTAGGACAAGATGGTTTGGGTCAAACACAATTCTTTGAACATGAAGTAGGCACAGATCAAATCAATCAAGATGGTTCTACTACAACAATTACATCATTTATAAAATCATTTGACTTTGATTTACAAGCAAAACAAAAAGATGCTCAAGGTAAATCAAGTGGACCAACTGTTGCAGGTGAATCATTTTTAGCATTAAGAAGATTTGTACCTGATTTTAAAACACTAACAGGAAATGCAGTAGTAACATTAGCTATTAAAAGATACCCACAACAATCAGATACTGTAAGTAGTTTAAGTCCATTTACAATTACTTCTTCTACTGATAAAAAAGATACAAGAGCTAGAGGACGTTATTTAAATGTTAAGATTGAAAATACATCCAGTGGTGAAGAGTGGAGATTTGGTACTTTTAAAATTGATGTGCAACCGGATGGACGTAGGTAATGGCTAAAATAGTAATAAAAATACCAGAACCTAAAAGAGAATATGATGAGTCTAACCAAAAACAAATTAACAGAGCAATGGGTTTAATTGTAGAACAATTAAATTCTACATTTTTAAATGAATTAAAACAAGAACAAGAAAGGTTTGCGTGGTTGAATGGCTAATGTATATTTAAACGCTAAAAAAGATTTAACTACTAATACAGTTACAACTGTGTATACTGTTCCATCAAACTCTAGAGCAATATTAAAGTCTATGTATGTATCAGAAGATACTGGAAATGCAGATTCAATTACAGTAGTATTATTTGCTGGTGATCCAGCAAGTGCTGATTCTTTTAGTCTATTTAAAACTAAAGCTGTTGGTGCTAATGCAACAGAACAATTAATAACAGAACCCATTATAATGATGGAAAATGAAGTACTACAAGTAACAGCAGCTACAGCAAATAGGTTGCATGTTACGTTGTCTGTGCTAGAAATAAATAGGGATTAAATATGTCATTTATAGAAACAGAAGCATCAGTAAGATACGAAACAGTTAATGGTAAAAAGGTTATGATTATTACACCTAAAAGTGAAGTTACCTTAACTAATATGAAAACAGGTCAAGAATATATGTCAGATGCAGAATCAGATGCTGATGTAGATAACCCTGAAACAGAGACTAAAAGAGAAGATATACGTAGAGACGTAAAAATAACAGTAGAAGAATTTAACTTAGGAGCAGGTTCTGAGTTGTAAAACTCAGGGTTTTTATATAAAATAGAACGATGGCAATAACAAACGCACAACAATATCAACAGATACTACAAAAAGAAAGAGAAGAAAAAGCTTTCGGTGGCCTATTAGGTAAAGATGGTAGACGTGCATACGTTGGTGGAAGTTATGGAGGAGGTTACGGTCAAACTGGTGGAGGTCTTGGTGGTTATCAAGGTAAAGGAGATTCATCAACTGGTGGTGTAGCAGGTGGTAAAGGTACAGGACCAGGTGGACAAGGTGGAGGTGGTGGAGGTTCGAAAGGACCTACAACTACAGAAGAACAAAAGAAACTATTTAAAGACTTACAAGAACAAGATAAAAAAGTAACAAAAAAAATGTTTGACAAAGGCCAATCAAATTATCAAGAACAGTTTGATGACATTGTTACAGGTTATAGACCAATGTCTCTTAGTCAGAAAAACAATATAGCTTATCAAAACAGGATTTATAATGCTAGAAGAAAAGATATAATTAATCAATTAAGTACAGCAGGACTTTTAACACCAGATTTATTAAAAGAACTTGGGGTAGAAGATGAAGATGATTTAACAGTGGAAGCTTTAAGAGATGCATTTCAAACAGATGAAAAAGTATCTTTTAATGAACTGGGTGAACCAATTAATGTAGTAGGTGGTGCTAACTACGATATGGATCGTACTATAGATCCAAATAAATTATTAGGTAAAGTTCCTACCATACAAGACATGGTAGACAAAGGTTTTTATAAAAAAGGCGGAGACTTTGATAATGACCCTAACAACCCTAATTATAAAAAAGATAGAATCCCAAGTCCTTTTAAACCAACAGGTACTTCGTTAGATATTTTAGGTAAAATATTTGCTGGTCCGTTAACACAAGAATATTTAGATAAACAATTTAATGAATTAGGGGAAATAAGTTCTATACCTTTTAATTATAATCAAGATACTTCTGTAAAAGGATTAATGGAAAAGTATGAACCAAATAGATTTAAATTAGAAAATCCAGGACCAAGTGGAGGAAACCAACAACAAACAGACCCATGTTTAGGACCCAACCCACCGGCTTATTGTAAAGTAAATAATGATGATGAAGAAGATGCAACATCTAAAAGAAACTTAGGTGGCCTTGCTCCAAGATTCGCGGGCTCTATATTTGATTTTACAGGTCTTGCTGATGGTGGACGTGCAGGTGCCATGGATGGTGGACGTATGATGAATGACGATGATCCGACAGGTGGAATCATGGACCTTGAATCAGGAAGACAAATGTATTTCTTAGGTAAACTAGTTAAGAAAGCATCAAGAGCTATTAAAAAAGTTGTTAAGTCTCCGATAGGTAAAGCAGCTTTAATGTACTTTGGTGGTCAAGCACTTTCGGGTGCAGGTGGATCTGGAATTTTTAGTGGATTAAAAGGAAAACTATTTGGAACTCCTTTTGTTAAAGGAGTCCCTCCTGGAGTTGGAGGAGGTATGACAGAAGGATTATTAGCTAAATTAGGTTTAACAAAAGGTAGTGGATCTATAATGCCAACATTAAAGGGTGGTATAAGTTTAGGATTAGGAATTCCTTTTGCTCTAGATGCATTAGGTATAGGTAAAGAAGAAGAGGATAATAGTGCATACGAAAAGTATATGAAAGATATGAGATTAGATATACCAGCACTTAGAGGAAGAAGAAATTTAGCAGCTGCCTTTGATGGTAGCACATATAATTATGAAGCGTATGCTGATGGTGGTAGAACGGGTTATCAAGAAGGATCAGAAGAACCAGTTGCAAAAGAGACTATGCCATTAATTGATATGGATGGTAAAGAAATGGATTTAAGAGAAGACGGTGGATTTGTACCACTAGGTAGAATGGAAAGAGCAGACGATGTACCTGCAAGATTATCTAAAAATGAGTTTGTATTTACTGCTGACGCTGTAAGAAATGCAGGTGAAGGAGATATAGACAAAGGAGCAGAAGTCATGTATAACATGATGAAAAACCTCGAATCCGGAGGTGAAGTATCAGAAGAATCGCAAGGATTAGATGGCGCTAGAGAAATGTTTAAAACATCACAAAGATTAGAGGAAGTATTATAATGGCGACAGAAACCACAATATCGCGACCAGCACCATTTGTAGAAGATCTAGGAAAAGATTTAGCTAAACAAGCCGTAGCCCTTACAGGTGTACCTGTTGTATCAGGTGGCATTGGAAGTTTATCACAGATGGCAGGTGAAACTGCAGAAGGATTTAAATCAAGACAAGATGCTGCAAGAGCATTTGACGTAAGAAAACAAAATTTAGCAGGGCTTGCACCAAAAGTTGCAGGTCAAGATACATTACAAACTTTAGCACAAATTAAAGGTCTTCAAGGAGTAGGTTCATACCAACCTTTTTTAAATCAAGCACAAGCTGCAACTGGACCACAAGCATTTCAACAATATATGTCACCGTATCAATCACAGGTTATGGAAGCATCACTTGCAGAGTTCGATAAAAATGCTGCGATCCAACAAAAAGGAATAGCGGATCAAGCAATATCATCAGGTGCATTTGGTGGAGGACGTGAAGGTGTTATGCAAGCAGAGTATCAATCGGGTTCTGATATGAAAAGAGCGCAATTACAAGCAGCCTTATTAAATCAAGGTTTTGGTCAAGCACAACAAGCAGCACAACAACAGTTTCAAAACCAACAAGGTTTAGCTCAGCTAGTACCAAGTCTACAAGGAAAAGATGTTTCAACGTTAGGTTCATTGGGCGCATTGAATCAAGCGCAAGCGCAAGCAGGACTTGATGCACAGTTACAAGCAACTCAAATGGCTGCTTATCAACCACAAGAACAATTACAAAACTACGGTAATCTTGTTACGGGTATTATGGGTGGAATGCAGGGATCAGGAACACAAACACAACAAACTCCAAACCCAGGATTCTTACAAACTGCATTAGGTGCAGCAGCTACTGGAGCAGGAATATACGGCGCATTGAAATAATATGACTAGAACTTTAAGAAGACCAATGTTTAGAATGGGTGGATCTACAAACTCTGGTATTACATCAGGGTTAGATACTACTAAACCTAAAAGAGGTTTAGTAAATGAACCCGGTGGTTATGCCGGTAAAGAACTTCCTTTTGATATAAGTGAAATATTAAAAACAACACAAGGACAGTTAACTCCTGAATTGTTAGAAGCTTATAAACCTTACATGGAAAGACCTAAAGGTGAATCAATGAATAGATTTTTAACTACATTTGGTTTAGATTTAATGTCGAGATCACCGACTGGAAAAGGGTTTAGTGGATTATTATCTACTGCAGCACAATCAGCTAAAGGTCCTACGGATCAATTGTATAAAGATATTGATTCAAGAAGATTAAATAAAAATGCAGCAGAAGCTGATTTATTTAAAACACTTCTACAAGGGAATATTGATATGGCTACAGAAGCATCAGGAGAGGGTGGAGCTGCTAAGAGTTATGAAAAATTAGAAATAGCTAGAGCGTTAAGATCAATAATGCCGAGATTTTTAGAGTTAAAAGAAAAAAGACAACAAGGTACATTAGCAGAAGGTGAATCAACAGAATTAAAAATGCTACAAGAAGATTATAATGCTTATTCTAAAAAAGATGCAGGAGAAGAACTATTAATGCAGATTTTTGTAGACGGAAAAGGTGAAAGATATTTACCCAATAAAATAGAAGATTTATATAAAGAAGATTTAAAACTAGGGGGAGATCGGAAATATAAAGGTCCAAACGATCCACAAATTCAAGCCGATGCAATTGAAGATATTAGAAGAGAAATAAATAGTCTTGCTGCTGGCGGTAGAGCAGGTTATCAAATGGGTGGTGGAGCAGACATGGGCCAAGATCCAATGATGATGCCTCAAGATTCAATGACCATGGACCAAGGATCAATGGATGATGGTAAAAATAATTTAATTAGTTACGATCAATTAAGAGCAAGATTACCGGCAGAAATTACAGATGATATAATAGAGTTAATGTCTAACAGTGCAGAAGCACTAGAAGACTTTGCTACAATTTCTTCACAACAAGATGTGACTCAGTTTAACAAAAAGTATAGTGTTAATTTAGTATTACCATCGGAGGCGTAACATGGCTGAAACTGCCTACGAACGATTTCTCAAAGATCCCGATAAAGAAGAAGCAATTAAAGTTGATATAAAAGATTCCAAACCTTTAGATTTAGATCAAATAAAATTTAAAATACAGAACGAACTATCTTCACAAACAGAGCCTAAAAAACCTGTGAAGTGGTTAGCAATGCCTGATCCTAAAAACATCATGAGCTTATACTACCAATTAAATCCTACAAAAAGATTAACCGATTCATTATTCATGGATCCAAAACTTAAAGAAATATCTCCTGATATAAAACAAGTTATTAAAGAAATGCCTGATGCAAAAGCACCTGGTTTTAAAATAAATAATGAAGAAATTACACAGGAAAGAGACTACACAACAGGCCTTGATGAAATAGCAAAAGGAATAGATTCAGGTATTTATGATCTTCAACATAGTTTAGGTTCGTTATTATTTGCGGGAACTGATCTTGCGGCTAATACAGATTTTTTATCTAAGTTTGAAAACATGATGGAGAAACAAGAACCCACTCGTCCTGAAACATGGAGAGGAGAACTTACATCTATTCTAACACAGTTTGCTGTTCCAGGTGTAACGATTGCTAAAATCACAGGGAGAATACCTGCAGTTGTTAAAATGAAGAAAGCAGCAGATTCAGTTAAAGGTGGTAAACTTAGAAAGGTAAGTCAAGTTGCATCAAGAGTAACGGAAGGAGCAACAATTGTGGGAGTTACAGATTTTTTAGCGTCTGAGCCTGGTAGACAATCTTTATTTTTTGAACCAGAAGAAACTAAAGGTTTAACAGGTAGAAAAAAAGCAGGAGCAGAACTTAGAAACAGAATTAAATATGGAGCAGAAGGTACCTTAGTTGGAGGAGGTTTTCCACTAGTAGGTAAATTCACACAGCTTGGTTATAAGTATGGGATATCTCCGTTGCTTTCTAACAAAGCAGGTATAGGTGTAGCACAGTTAGGTGCAAAAGGAGTTAATGCAACAGTAATTAAACCAGTGCAATTACTATTAGGTAATAGAGTTGTTGCTCCGTTAACAAGAGAAGTGGCAGACGGTTTACAAAAAGCAAGTAAGTTTACCATGAGTAAAGTAGTAGCTCCTTTGTTAGTGTCCGGTATGTCTGGTAAAATTGTAAGACAGCTCCCTCCTTTTGAAAAATGGAGATTACAATCAGTTACATCTCCAAACAAAGTAAATAGAAATATTAAAAGAATAGATAATTTTTTATCATGGTTTAGATCTTATGGTAAACAACCAAAAGACATTGAAGGTGTTAGTGAACAAGTTACATTATATATTAAAGGTAGAGCTAGAAAAATAGATAGAACTTACGAAGGTTTAGAAAACACTGCATACAATTTAGCTAAACAGTTTCAAAACGATTATAACAAAGCCACTACTTCACAACCTATGCAAAAATATTTTTTAGATCAAGTAGATGAATTTTTAAAAGGACAAAGAAATTTAAATGATTTACCTCAAGAACTACAAGCATTATCTAAAGATTTAGCTAAAGATATTAAAAGTATTGTAAATGAATTTAAAAAAGTATTACCTAAAGGCAGAGAAGCAGATGAGTTAGCAAAAGATTTAGCTACAGTAGAGATAAATAATATTGGTAAATATTTAGTTAGATCTTTTCAAACATTTAGAAATCCTGAGTATGTTCCCGATGAAAAAATATTAAATAAAGCCGTTGATTATATAGCTAACAATGTAATTAAAAAAAATATAAATTTAAGAGAGTCTGCTAGAAATACTTTTCCAAAATTAAAACCAGAGCAATCTTATATTGAGTCTGCTAAAATGCATGCAGAAGATATATTAAGAACAGGAAAAGCAGAAGGGAAAGCTCCATTAACACAGTTAAAAGAAATAGGAACACGTATACTACAAAATGATAAGTTTAAATTTTTAAAAACAGGTGAAGAGCTACCTAATGAAATTAAAAATTTATTAGGGCCTGAGAGAAATTTAAAAGCATCAGTTGCTTACACTACATCAGAAGCTATTTCATCTATGGCTAATAAAAAAGCTGCAGATTATATATCACAATCTGGTTTAAAGAATGGTTGGTTATTTAATAGTTTGGAGGATGCTACCAACGCAGGATTTATCGGTGCTCAACAAATTAAAAGTGTGCCAAGACTTGGTATAATGAAATCAAATTTATTGAACAAATGGGCATCACCTGAGTATGTAGAAAGTTTTGCAGGTACGGGTGGTACATTAGATAAATTAGTTCAAATGGCTTTTTATCGCCATGCATTACAAGCTAAGGTTGGTGTACAAATAGGTAAAACATTATACTCACCGCAAACACAAGTTAGAAATGTTACATCAGCTTCTTTCTTTTCATTAATGAATGGTCACGTAGGTGGTAAAGCAAGTGTTACAGATGCAATGAGAATTGTTGCAAGAGATATATTTAAAGCAGGTGGTAATAAAATTGATGAAGTAGATTTTAATAACTATGTAGAAAAATTAGTTAGATTAGGTGTGTGGGACGAAAACGTTGTAGCATCAGAAATGAAATCAGTTTTAAGTCAAATAAAAGAAGGTTCTATAAACACTACAGATGCTTTGTTTGACAAACTAATGAAGATGGCACCTACTGATAAAGTTGCAAGATTGTATGCAGGTGGCGATAACTTGTGGAAAGGCTATGGTTTTGAGTATGGCAAGTCACAACTGTCAATGGCTTTAAAAAATTTAGATGAAGTTAAAGAATGGTTTGGGTATATGGGTAAAGAATTTAATCCTATTAATACAGTTACGGGTGTTAAAAAAACTTTTGATAATGCAATTGAAGAAGCGTCAGCTTATCTTTTAAGAAATACTTATCCAACATATAGTAAAGTACCTCCTGTTATTCAAGAGTTAAGAAAACTACCTCTTGGAAACTTCATATCTTTCCCTGCAGAAATACTTAGAACAGGTGCAAATATTATTAGCACAGGTCTAAAAGAAGCTGCACATCCTACTAATAGAGCTATACAACAAATGGGTATAAGAAGATTGACAGGTGCTTTCATGACTAGTTATGCAGTTGGAAAAGGGTTTACAGAACTTTCACAATTCTTAACTAACTCAACAGATTCACAGTGGAACGCATACAAAAGATCGTCAGCTGCGTCTTGGGATGCAACGTCAAACTTACTAGCAGTTAAAGGCTGGAAGAACGGTGAGAGTGCTGCAATTAATTTTTCATACTTCAGTCCTTATGATAGTTTGTATCAACCACTAGATGCTGCTCTTGCACAAGCACAGAAACAAAACTTAAACCCACAAGAAACAGAACAGTTTGTAATGAATTTAATGTTTGGAGAAAACGGTCCTGTTTTAAAATTTTTAGAACCATTTATATCAGAGCCTTTAGGGTTTGATAGATTTATAGATGTTACTACAAGAAATGGTAAAAAAGATGGTGGAGGATCTGTGTATACACAATCAGATGATCTTGGAGATAAATTTATTAAATCATTAACTTATGTATTGGATGGTGTTAAGCCAGGTATAATAACAAGTGGTCAAAAGATAGGTGATGCACTATCAAAAGATTTAACCAAAGGTGGTAAACCAGTCAACTTGTCTGATGAATTACTAGCATTGTTTACTGGAACACGGATCATTAGAATTGATGTTAAAAAAGATCTTAGGTATTTTACATCTACAATGAATAGATTGCTAAGAGCTGTTGATGAAACAGAAGGTTTCTATGACGTAAAAGATTTTGCAAACAAGACACCAACCGAAACAATTTCAAAATTTAATCAAATGCAACAAGAAGCGTTAAGAGTACAAAAAGACATGTATATTAGAATAAAAGATTTAAAATTATTAGATTTATCGGAAAATAAAATATACGAAATTATGCAAGGATCAGGAGCTTCTAAAAAATTAATTAATAATTTGTTAGATGGAAGATTTACACCGGTTAATTATTCAAAACCTAGGTTTGAAACTAAAGTTAAAACTATAAAAGATCAAATGGATAGACTTAATGAAGGAGATAGCAAATACATTTATACTACAAATAGAAGTTTTTTATTTCCACAACGTGAGTTAGACAGAGTTATAGATAAATATAGTAATGTTAAATTTTTCCCTGAATTTTACAATGAAGAAACTGAAAAATTAGAAGGTGGTTACAATCCGGATAATGAAACTTATCAAACAGATAAAGATGGTAGATTGATGTATGATGAAAATGGTCAACCATTAAAAGAAGAGGGTTTCATTCAACAAAAAATAAAACAAATACCAGGAATGATAAAAGATATAATACTACCTGGAGCACCTAAAACAGGTTTACAAAGTAATATACAAACACCACCATTAGGTAGTACACCTATGCCAAAAGTAAGAAATGTAGCACAAAATATTGTACCAACAACAGGGTTGACACAAACAGAGAGTGTATTACTATCACCAAGTGAACAATTAATTAGACAAAGGTCAAGGACAAAAAATGTTTAACAAATTTAAAAGTTTGGGCGGTGTGATAGGTTTGTCCTATCGGGTTTCTTTTGTAGCGGGGGTTACAAAATAATGGCTAAAAAATCTGCATTACAGAAAATAGAGGACCATGAAAAACTGTGTCGTATTATGCAGAAACAAACTTTTGAACAAATCAAAGAAGTTAAAGAACGCTTAGCACGTATGGAGAAGATGATAATAGGAGGAGCATTTGGAATATGTATTACGCTCTTATTAAACATGCTTAGATAAAAATGAACCTATCTCGTAATTTTTCTTTACAAGAATTAATTAAATCAGATACCGCGATACGTAAAGGTATAGATAACAATCCTAATTCAGATCAGATTGAAAAATTAAAATTACTTTGTGAAAATATACTTCAACCCGTGCGGGACCATTTCGGCAGAGTAAAAATCACCAGCGGATACCGTTCACCAGAATTATGTCAAGCAATCGGCAGCTCTGTAAATTCACAACATGCCAAAGCCGAGGCCGCAGATTTCGAATGTGTGGGAGTTGACAACGCAGAACTTGCTGATTGGATTAATAGAGAGCTTTCCTATGATCAATTGATCGTCGAGTACTACACTCCTGGCGAACCCAATTCGGGCTGGATACATTGTAGTTGGATCGCGGAACAACCAAGAGCTAGTTTTTTGTGGGCTTACAGATCTGAAGGTAAAACAAAATACAAACCTATTCTAGGTAAAGCTAAAGATTTAGTTTAGATCCAATCCTTTAATTCTTCACCCATAACTTCAGATGCAATATTTATTTTTTTACGTAAAGCTTCTACTATTTTTTCATCAATTGTATCTTCAGCAATCAAATCAATATAGGTTACGGTTTTCTTTTGTCCTATTCTGTGCGCTCTATCTTCTGATTGCAACCTTTTTTCTAGATCATAACCATTAGAATAATAGATAACAGTATTAGCTTGAGTAAGTGTAATACCATAACCACCTGTTTGAGGTGTACCTATAATAAATCTACACTTAGGATCATTTTGAAACTTACGAATAAAGTCTTGTCTATCTTCTTGCGGTGTTAAACCATAGTAATGAACATAAGAATCGGGACCATATACTTTGATTATCTTCTGTATAATTTCACCTACACTTAATTGATAGTTAGCCCATATGATAACTTTGCCTTCTGTATCTTCTAAAATAGACATCAATTCATTAAGTCTATTGCTTTCAACTTGTTGTGTAGTTCCATCATCAGCTGCTACATAACCACAAGTAATTTGATGAAGTCTCATCAGCTGTGTTAACACAGTCATGGTGGTTGTAACCTTACCATTTAAATGTGCAATGGCCTGTTGTTTCATCTGTTCATAAACTTTCTTTTGATCAGAGGTCAATGTTATATGACGTTTAATAAATACTTTTGGTGGTAGGTCTAGGCAATCTTCTTTTAATACTCTGTATGAAAATTCTTTTACAGTATCAGATAACTCTCCTAGATTTTGGAACTTATCTACTACTTGAATAGAACGTCCATGTATATGCATCGTTTTCATTTCAGCATAACGATTACGAAACGCGTAGTAAGAACTAAAGTCCAACAACCACGGATCAAGGAACTCGCACTGTGTGTAAAGGTCAAGAGGATTTTTGGTAATAGGAGAACCGGTCATGATCCTTTTATACTTAGCATTTAAACCAATTTTAATTATATTTTTAGTACGTCTAGCTGTAGGTGTTTTAATTGTAGTAGACTCATCGATCGCCATTAAAGTTTTATGTGAGTTTATAAACTTAGTTGCAAACTTCACACCTTTTTCTGTTGATAGAGCTTCAACATTCATAACTAAAATGTGTATTGCACTATCTATTTCAAACAAAGAATCTAATTTTTCTTGTTGTGTTTTTGTAATATTAGGTTGCCACAATACAGACACATTTTCTATATGGTCTGGTAAGTGTGTAGGTAGTTCTTGTTCGTACCAAGTTTTAACAACACCTTTTGGTGCAACGATTAATGCACCATCGATCTTGCCTTTGTCATATAACATAGCAAGGTTGTCTATTAATACTTTTGTTTTACCTGTACCCATTTCCATAAAATAGGCAAAGTTTTCTTTGTTCCACGATTTTTCCAATGCAGTTAATTGATGTGCATAGGGTTTAGTTTTAAATTTATAATTCATAATTTATTTTCTTCTTTCTATTGACTTCTATATAAAGGATGTTATATGGTTTGTCAATGTCAGAAAGAATAGTTTATGTAATACAAGAAATTCCTGGAACTCAATCAGGCAATCCTAAAATAAATATTATGGGTGCGTCTAGATATGGTGAGTTTAAATTTTTATTACCGGAATTTTCTCAAATGATTTTTTCTCCTGGTCCATTAATTTTTAAATTAAGAAAAGGTTTAAAAGATTTTAAGATCGGAGATTATTTATTATTAACAGGTGATCCTGCAATCATTGGTGTTGCATGTTCTATTGTATCTGATATTACAAATGGTAAATACAATGTATTGAAGTGGGATAAACAAGAAAGAAAATATTATCCTATTGAGATTAATCTATACGAGAAAGGAGAAATAGATGACAATTAATTTTGAACAAGATCAACAAGATGCAATGAAGAAAACTGAAAACATTCAGTCTCTTGCAGATCAAGTGGAAATGTTAGAGGGTTTACATAAACGAATAGAGACAAGTGAAAATAATATAAAAGATTTAAAAAAAGAATACCAACGTATATCAGGTGAGGTTATACCTACCATGATGTCGGAAATGGGTTTAGCAGAATTAAAACTTCAAGATGGTTCACATCTTAAAGTTGCTACGTCGTACAAAGCGCACATCACAGAGGCGAATAAAGAAGCGGCGTTTAACTGGCTTCGTGACAATGGACTGGGGGATATAATCAAAAATGAGATATCCGTATCCTTTGGGTCTTTCGAAGATAACAAGGCGGCTGATTATGCCGAACTTGCAAAGGGTCAAGGATTTCAACCAACACAAAAGATGAAGGTTGAGTCCATGACTCTGAAAGCGCTAGTCCGTGAGCGTATTGAGGCAGGTAAAGAAATGCCAACGGAAATCTTTGGGGTATTCTCAGAGAATAAGACAACAATAAAAAGGAACAAATAAACATGAACCAAGTAGCAGAAAAAAAAGAAGG